TTGTATAATGGAGAGTATTTGGCTGTTAAAGATGGGGATGAGTTTATAATTTATTTTGATGAATTACAACCCGAAATGCAGAAAGGCGTGTATGAAAAGTACTTTGATAGTATGGGGTGGGAGATAGAAACACCAATAAGCAACTTAGTTGACCGTAAAAGATATTCAATAATAAGAACAAAGTCAAAATCAATGTATTTAGGTAATGATAATTCAGACACATTTAAAGGTATTAACGAAGCCTTTACAGAAGCAGTTAAGCAATTAGACAAACTAATAAATGATGAGTTATGAAAGAAGAACACAATCCAACAGAATTAAATCATCCTGAATTAAATACTTTTAGAAGGCTATATGAACATCTTAAAGCAACTAACAATCTTAAAAAAGTTATTGATTTAAAGTTTAATGTAATGATTGATAAAGATGCAATGTTTGAACCTTTTGGTTCTGCTGAATTTAGAACATACCATTATGTGTTTGACTTACAATTTATAAAAGCAAAATGTTTTGAAGAAGTTGAAGATGAAGTTAAAAATATTGTAATGAATGAAGCTGTGATGAAGGAAGGTTTTTATTCTGTATCAGTATTAGAAAACAATGGTTTTAAAGAGCTTCCAAAGTTTATAAAAAACTTGTGTGAAATTAAATGGAAAGAATACATTGAAAAAGAAAGAAACAAATAGGTTATAAACAATAAAAAAGAAGTTATGGAAACACCAATATTATTATACGAAACTAAGGATAAGAGTATTAAAGTAAGAATTGAATTTATAATTGGTAATAGGTTAAGAGTTTATCATGTTGGAAAAACTTATCCAGAAATAACTCAATGCTTAATTTATAGTAATGGATTTTTAGAATGTTTTAGCACTATTATTAAACATTATAAGGATGAACATAATCAAATTGAAGCATATAAATTATCTGCAAAGAAAGCTATTAAACAATATGGTTTTGAATGGGTAGAAAAAGATTTAAACGAATTAGTAGATAAGACATTTTTAACCAAACAAGATAAACAATAAAAAAGAAGTTATGGAAGTATTAAGCATTTTTGTATGGACTTTAAAGGATATAATAGGTCTATCAATATTAGGATTAATCATATTGATTGTATTAGTAATATTGGCGTATCATTATTTTATGAAGTTTGTGAAATGGATTAAAAGAAGTTTAACCAAACAAGATAAACAATAAGATTATGAAACATTTAGATAGATTGATAATTTACATTATTTATACGACAATATCTGGAGAAATACTTATTCATAAAGTATTAGATATTGCAAAACACCCTTGTAATATACATTGGAAAATATTATTCCCTTATATTATAATATTTGTAATGCTATTAATTATAACACACAAGAAATATAAAACATTTTCAGATAAAACAGATTAATTATGGACTTAACAATAAAAGAAATTAAAAGAGAACAAAAAAAGTTAGAAGATAATATTGTAAAACTTTTAAATGAATTTTCAAATAAAACAAGTTTAAAAGTTATGGGTAAAGTTGGCAATCAATACGATGCACACGCTAAAAGTCATTATGTATATTTAGGCTATTCAAACCCATTTTAAAACAGATTAATAAACAAACAATATGAGTGAATGGACTAAATTAAAACTATCTGCTTTGTTTGGAATATTAACAGCTTTAGGAATATTTGCATTTGTAATTAATTTATTATATTATTTAAAATTAGTATATTTGTAAAAAAAGATATTATGCCAAGTGGTGGAAAAAGAGAAGGTGCAGGGAGACCAAAAGGCTCCCCAAATAAAAGCACACAAGAAATAAGAAACGCTTTTCAGATGTTTGTAGAAAACAATGTAGAGAATTTTGAAGATTGGATTGTTAGAGTTGCAGAAACAAATCCAGCTAAAGCAATAGAATTAGTTACTAACTTAGGAGAGTATATACTTCCTAAATTGTCAAGAACAGAAGTTAAAGCTGAAATAACAACAGATGAAATAGATTTAAGCAACTTACCACAAGAAACATTAGATAAACTAATAAATGAGAACGACACTAACGAAACTGAAAGCGGAGAGCTATAAGCGTTCTTTTTATAAATTCAGTTTAGAAGCGTTTAAAGTTTTACATAATGGTCAGCCACTTGTAGAGAATTGGCATATTGAATATATCTGTAATGAACTTCAAAAAGAAGCAGAGAGAATAGTTAAAAGAGAACCAAGAAACAAACATCTTTTAATTAATGTACCACCAAGAACTTTAAAGAGTGAATTAGTTAATGTTTTCTTTAGTGTTTATTTATGGATTTTAGATGACTCTATACAGTTTATCAGCTCATCTTATTCAGCTTCTTTATCAGTTGGACTATCAGTACAAGCAAGACGTTTAATTTTATCTGATTGGTTTCAAACTCACTTTCCACATATACATCTATCAACAGATGAAAAACAAAAGAGTAAGTTTAGCACTCCTAAAGGTGGTTTAAGATATTGTACTTCTACTGGTGGTACTGTAACTGGTATGGGTGGGGATGTAATAGTGATAGACGACCCACAAAACCCACAATTAGCAAGAAGTGATATAGAAAGAGATAACGCAAACAGATTTTTCAATCAAACATTAAGAAGTAGATTAAACGACCCTAAAGTAGGAATGTTTATCGTTATAATGCAAAGACTACACGAAAACGACTTGACTGGTATGTTGTTAAAAGAAGATACAGAGAATTGGCAGCATATATGTTTACCAGCAGAACTAACAGAAAATGTAATTCCAAGCCGTTTAACGAAGTTTTATGATGATGGGCTACTATTCCAACAAAGACTAAGTAAAAGTGTCTTAGATAGCTTTAAAATAGGTTTGGGAAGCTATGGGTATTCTGGACAGTATATGCAATTACCATCTCCAGCAGACGGTGGAATGATTAAAAGAGATTGGTTTAACATTATAAACGAATTACCAAAAGACAATAACAACCAACCATTAAAAATGACTTGGGATTTCTTTTTAGATACTGCATATACTAATAAAACTTATAATGATGCTACTGCTATGATTGCTGTTTCATATCATAATGAAAAGTTATACATTAAGAAAGTTGAGGCAGTACGTTTAGAGTTTCCAGAGTTAATTAAAAAGATTACAGAATTTACATCTGAAAACGGTTACACTAATTCAAGTAGAATATTTATAGAGCCTAAAGCAAGTGGTAAGTCAATAGTTCAACAATTAAAAAGAAATACTGGTTTAAATGTAATTGAAGATAAACCACCAACACAAGATAAAGTTAGTAGAGTAAATTCAGTAAGTGCAATTATACAGAGTGGCAGAGTAAACTTATTAGACGGTAGATATATTGATAGCTTTTTAAATGAGTGTGCTTCTTTTCCTAATGGCAATCACGATGACCAAGTAGATGTATTAGTAATGGCTATTGATAAATACACAGCAAGAAGAAAAAATATTAAAGCATTTGCAATATAATTTTGTAGTTACATTTTTATTTATTAATATTACAAAAAATATAAGTTATGAAAAAGTACACAGAAGAAGAAGTAATAGAATATTTAAAGAATTAGGTTATAAAATTAAGATAGTAGAATGATTAGCTTAGTAATAGAAAACAAAACTTATAAAATACCAAACGGATATAAAGATATAACACTTGGTAAGTTTAAAGCAGTACAAAGATTTTTAGACTCAGACTATAACAAAGAAATAGTAGAGAAAATAATCGAGGGTAAAGTAAAAAAAGATATTAAAGCCTTAGAGTTTTATATTGACTTTATAAACTATATTACTGGAATACCAACAAAACTATTAAGAAAGTGCCACCCATACGGTAAAGATAGCTTACAAGAGTCTTTTGAAGCATTAAGTTTCTTATTGTTTATGCCTAAGATAGATGAACCTAAACCAGCTTACATAATTAAAGATTATTACTTTATAGATAAATTAGACTATGCAAACGCTATAATGAAAGATAACGACTTTATAGAGTATATGGAGTCAAGCGTTGTTAATTTAGCTTTTAATGACTTATCAAAAGGAGTAGCAAGATATGAGCAGTTAAACAATTTACTTGCTGTTATGTATAGACCTAAAGTAAAGAAATATATTTGGTCTAAACCTAAGATAGAAGAATATGACGGAGATACTGCAATGCAAAGAGCTAAAGAGTTTGATGATATAGATATGGAAACAGTTTTTAATTGTCTATTTTTTTTTACTCAGTTGAAAGCAAAATCACTAAAAAATATAAATCTATCTTTAGAAAAGGAACTGGGAAAGGTTCGAAAAGACTAAAAGGATTACATTGGCATATAATGAGATATGATATTGCTGAAAGTGGTGTTTTTAATAAACAAGGATTAACGCCTTATGATAGTGTTGGATATGAACCTTTACACAATGTATTGAGATACGCGAATACAAGAGCAGAACAAATGTATCAACGTAATGAAGATGCAAAAAATAATAAAAGAAAAAAATAATGGAAGCAAAAGAATTAAGGATAGGGAATTTAATCAAGTATAAAAAGGGACATTTATCAAAAGTTAAATCTTTAGATAGTGATAATAGTTTGATGGTTGAAGGATTTGAAGATAATTATATTAACGGTTATTATGATGTTTGTAATTTTGAACCAATACCACTAACAGAAGAATGGTTAATTAAGTTTGGGTTAAAAGAACATTCTAAATGGATATGGAGAATACCATTAAAAGGCAATATGTTTTTAATCTATGATGTAGGAACTAAAAGCGTTGAAATTGGAATTAATGATAGTAGAACGGGTATTGCTTTTAAATGTGAATATCCTCACCAACTCCAAAACCTTTACTTTGCATTAACAGGAGAAGAACTAACAATAAAAGAATAATATATGAGTATTAAAATACTAATAGGAACTGTTACAGCACAAAATAAAGATTACTGCTGGAAAGATTTTAAAAAACAATTACTTGGATTACAGAAATTAGGACACGATGTTTTAATAGTTGATAATTCAGATACAATAGTTAACAGACCACCGTTTAAGACTATTCACTACACTAAAGGAACTTTGTTGAGGGAAAAGTTCGATTTGATAAACAAACAGCAAAAATCAAAAGACAATTATCTTACAATAGTTACTAAAGACTGTATGAATATTATAAGAGATGAGTTTCTTAAAGGAGATTATACCCATTTATTTATATTAGAGTCTGATGTATTTTTAGATAAGGATTTTAAGTCTTTAGATAGACTAATAGAACTTAATGCTGATGTTGCTAACTTTACTTATCCGATGAAGTTAACACGTAATAAAGGAGCTTTATCTTTATGTGTTCAATCAACAAACGCTAAAGGAGAAGCAAAGATGATAACACCAGACGAAAGTAAGACATTGTTAAATCAAGGTGTTAAAGTTTTAAATGTAGATGTACATAATGATAAGACGTTAACTCATTGTGGTTATGGTTGTACATTAGTAAAGCGTAGAGTATTAGAGGCTATTGATTTTAAAGCAGTAAGAACTTCTAATGGTGTTACTCCTTTCCCAGATAGTGTATTTCATTATGACGTTAATAAAGGCAATTTTTATAATGTTTTAGATACAGATTATATTCCTTATCATTGCAATATAAACAATGAAACAGAGAACTATATGAAGATAACCCAAATTAGAAACAATACAACAAGGAGACAAAGACGTGAACAAGATAAGATTAATAAGAAAATACAAAAAAGAGGGTAGAGTTTTATTAGTTAGTTCTAACAGATATTATGATTGTTATTTCATTTCTAATAATAAAAGCTATAAGAAGCTACTTGAAGAATTACAGATTAAATTAATAGGCTTAGATGTAGCAGAATGTGAACATCAAGACTTAACTGTACTTTTAGAAACTAAACACGCTAATAAATTAATTGCTGATTTGTTTGAGTTGGCAAATGTAGTAAGATGTAAAATGATTAAGGTATGAAGAAAGTTTGTGTAGTACCAATATTCGGAGATTATGACAATCTAAAAGAGCCTACATTTATTAACGATGATTGGAAGTATATCTGTATATCTGATAAACACCATAAGTCTAATGTATGGAAAACTAAGATATTTAAAAACGATACATTAACTAACAAACAAAAAAGTGGTTATGTATTAACTCAGCTTCATAGACTTTTAGATTATGATGTTGCTATTGTAGTCGGTGGACAAATACAAATCAACACAGACTTAAATAAGTATATCTTTGATGAAGACTTTGTTAGCTTAGACCACCCAAGTAGAAACTGTATTTATAAAGAAGCTCAAGCGTGTATCTTATTAGACAAAGACAATCCAAAGGTTATAGCTAAACAGATGTATAAGTATTTAGAAGAAGGCTATCCAGTTAATAATGGAATGATACAAACTGGCATAACAATTAGAAAAGATAATAATTTAATTCGTACTTTTATGAATAGGTGGTGGTATGAGATACAGACGTATTCACAGAGAGACCAATTAAGCTTTAACTATGTGAAGCATCAAATACCAATATCACATAGAGAGTTAAGTAGTAATTTATTAAATAAAGAATTTAAACTAAATAAACATAATGGGTGAGATAAAAGAGTTATTAATTAAGAATGGTTGGATTGAAACGAATAACATAAAACCAACATTTAAAAAGGACGATGTATTTATAAGGGTTGAGGTGTGGGGCGTAACAGATAAAGGTGGTTGTACAAAAGTAATTGATTTAACTAAATAAACATAAGTAATATGAAAAAAGGAATAATATTTATAATGATTGCAGTAGCTCTTTTTTATGGGTTGACGTATTTAATGACTGAACTATCATTTGATTACTGGTGGCATTTTCCCACATATGTAGTTGGTGGTGTTTTAATGATATTATTTATTGTAATTGGGTGTTATAATATTTTATCAAAATGAAAATAACAATAGTGACAGCAATATGGCAACGTCCCGAAGTTTGGGATATGTTTAAACAAGGTGTAAGACGTTTAAGAAACCAATACAACGATGTTGATGTTCAAGTCTGTGTTAGTGGTTCAGAGGGTGGAGCCTCTCAAAACAGATGTAAAGAAAAGTGGATTCACTATGTTGAAATAGAAAACAATCCTTTAGGCAGAAAGATGAACGCTGCATTAACATTAGCAAAACAAACTAATGCAGATTATTATTTGTTAATGGGTAGTGATGATATTATCTGCAATAACTTATTTGATTTATATTTAGATTATATTGAGCAAGAGATTGACTACATTTATTTAATGGACGGGTACTTCTTTGACACAACAACTAAGCGTTCTTTATATTGGGGTGGTTATGCTGATAAATTAAACTTAGGTAGACCACTTGGAGCAGGTAGAATGTTAAGTAAAAGATTAGTAGAGAAAATGGATTATAAGTGTTGGTATGATGTTAAACTAAGTGGATTATTAGACCAAGCAATGGATGAGAAGTTGGCAGAGATTGATTATACTAAGCAAGAAATATATTGCAGAGATAACGATTGTATGTTGTTAGATATTAAGAGCAGTACTAATATGACAAAGTTTGCTAAATGGAATAATACAGAGTTTATACATACTGATATTATTAAAAATTATTTACCTATATTTGAATTTAATAAAATATATTATGTCAAATAAAACAAAAGTGTATTTAGTAAGTGAAAAAGAGCCTTCATTCAACACAATAATTGAGGCTAAGAAAGGAGTAAAAGGAAAATGGGAAAAGGTTAAAAGAACTTATCAAGGAGACAAACCCGAATACAATTTTCCTAAAGAAGATAACGGGTTTACTCATTGGAGGTATTTATTATGAATAATAAAATAAGCCAATTTGCTTTCGTTTCTCCAAACGCTATTATAGGAGATAACAACATCATAGAGGAGGGTGTTGTGATAAAAGATAATGTAGTAATAGGAGATAACAACCATATCTACCCATATACAACAATCGGATTAGCTGGAGAAGTTAGAGGAGATGACAATATAAAAGGCAAAGTAGTAATAGGTAATAACAATGTAATAAGAGAGTTTACAAGTATTCAATCCCCTCAAAGGTATGATTACACTCAAATAGGTAACAACTGCTTTATAATGGATAAAACGCATATTGCACACGATTGTATTGTAGGAGATAATGTTACTATTGCACCAATGGTTACTTTAGGCGGTTGTGTTAATGTTGGCAACTATACTAACTTAGGCATTAACTGTTCTATACATCAGAGGCTAACAATCGGAGAAAGTTGTATGATTGGAATGGGTGCTATAATAGTTAAAGATATACCTAACTATGAAAAGTGGGTTGGAGTACCTGCTAAGTGTATCGGTTGGAATTTACTTGGCTTAAGAAAGCGTTACCCAAATAAAACAGAAGAAGAAATTATAGAACTATGTGTGGTATCTTAGCAGTCATAGGAGATTATAGGTATAAAGAAATACCAAAAGCATTATTAGAACGTGGTAGAGATGATAACGGTATCTATCAAGATAAACACGTTCAGCTAATACAAACACGCTTAGAGATAACTAAGTGTAATATTGAGCTACCATATCAAACAGATAGATATGTATTGTTATTTAATGGAGAAATATACAACTATAAACAGTTTGGAGATAATGAATATGAAGCAATATTAAATGTATATCAATACGGTGGAGAGTTAGACGGTCAATATGCTATTATAGTTTATGATAAACAAACTAAAGAAGTAACAACGCTTACAGATAGTTTTGGCATTCATTGCTTATACAAAGATGATTATAATGGTAGTAGGTTCTACTCATCTAATTTAAGAAGTTTGCCAAAGATTGAATTTAAAGAAGCACAACACAGAGGATATGGAAACATTACCAAGCAAAGAGTTTTATAAAGCATTTCTAAACGCTATAATTAAGAGAATGACTGATAATATAGTCGTTCCAGTTAGTGGTGGTTTAGACTCAACACTAATAGTTAAGGCTTTATATGATTTAGGATTAGAAAACGATGTTCAATATGTTACAATGTATGGTAATGAGTATGCAGATAAGGTAGCAGAAACTTATAGTATCAAGTTAGATGTATTTACTCCAGACTATAAAGAAGAAGATTTAGTTAAAATGGTTGAGATATTAGAAGAACCTTTTTATTCTCCAAGCGTAAACTATTACTTATATGAAAAAATACATAGCATTGGTGGTCGAGTTTCTCTTAGTGGTCTTGGAGCTGATGAGCTTTTTGGTGGTTATGATTATTATAACACAAATAAATACCCTCGAGGTTTGTTTAAAGAAGTTGTGGCGATTTCTAACAAAGAAAAGAAAGCGCAAGATTTACACTTTCTAACTAATCATCATTTAAGAGAGAATGAGAAGTTAGGGTTATATTGGCAAGTAGAAGGACGTTATCCTTTCTTAGATAAAGTAGTAAGTAAGACTGATGACAATGGTAAGAGTTTAATAAAGGATATATTACTTAGAGATTTTAGTGATGACTTTGTTAATAGACAAAAAGAGGGTTTCAGAATAGATGATAATAAAGATAGAGAACATCAAAAACAGCATTATATGAAACAATTAAATATTTGGAAGCAGATATTTATGAAATAAAGTACTTAATATCGTTGAGTTTACAATATAAAGTTTTGTAATTTTGTTTAATTACTTAATTTTATGGCAAGAATAGAAGCAGTCGTTGATGAATTTTTAGTTGTAGCAACAGCATCAACTGACATTAGTTCTGATACATACAACGAATTAAGTGCTATTAATTGGGAAGATAACGACAAAGACTATCCATTATTTTTATTTGATAAAAGAAGTGTTGAGATAGCTATTGATAAGTTTTCACGTAACAATCTACCTTCAAGAAGCACCTACACACAAACAGTTTACTTTTTAGATACCTACACAGAAACAGAAAAGGCATCAGTAACACTACAATCTAAACAAGATGATTTAATAACTATTGCAGAACAATATTTTGCAGAGTTAAGAAGAAGAAACAAGAGTGGTGAAAATGGTTTTTATGTTGGAGATATAAACGCTGTAAAACCTATTGATGAAACTCATAACGATAGATTAGTACAAATATCTTATACAGTTGAGTTACAAGTTATGGCTACTAATTGTACTTTAGGCACTTTTAATTATGCTGGAGTAGAACAACCAACTGGATTAAGTTGCACAAGCAATACGAGTACATCAATAACTATCGGTTGGACAGATAACGCAACGGCAGAGTCTAATTATGAAGTATGGAGAAGTTCAGACGGTAATACGTTTAGTCTATTAGCAACGATAGCAGCAGACTCAACATCTCACGTAGATAGTGGGTTAACAAATGAAACGCCTTACGCTTATAAAGTTAGAGCAGTAGACAGTACTAATAACGGTAAGTTTTCAAGTCAAGTGCTATGCTGTACAGACTCAACTTGTTCCGATGCAACTGTAGAGAATAGTGATGTAAGTTATCAAACAACTGTTGCAAGTGGTGGAACTTTGGTATTGCCAGATATAGATATTACTAATATTTTAGGTACAACAACCTCATATCCATCTGTTGTGGATATAGATTTAAGAGTTGCACCAACTAATACGGTTGCTCCTTTAGTGAGTGGTAATGATTATCAAAATCAAACACTAACAACAACAAACGGAACTTGGATAACACACGCAACAACAACTTATACTTATCAATGGAAAAGGGATGGAGTTTCTATTGGTGGCGAAACTAATAGCACTTATTTAACAACATTAACAGATATAGGAACTTCAATAACTTGTGAAGTGACAGCTACTAATACAGTGGGAGCTACATCTTTAACATCTAATGGTATTTCGGTAGAATTTAATCCTTTATCAATAACAGATTTAAAGTTATATATTCCTAAAAATACGGCTTTGCGTTCTTTGTCTTTGGATAAAAGCCCAAATGCTTACGAGTTTGCACAATCAACACAAGCATTTAAGCCAACAATAGCTACAAACTATGTTAATTTTAATGGTACAAATGGCTTCCAAAATGCAGTAGGAAGTGATTTATTAAATCATACAAGCGGATATTTTTTTTATAATGGTTATTTTGATGGTACGGGTCAAACTTTTTTAACAAGTGCTAACAGTTCAATAGATATAACTTATGTAATTTTTGGTATTAACTCAAATGGCACTATTTATATTCAAGCAAGTATTGCTGGGAATAATAGAAAAATACAAAGCACAAACGCAGTTGTAAGTGGTTCAAATTTTAGATGTTGGTTTAAATGGAATAATAGCGGTAATCCATACGTTATAAATTTAAACGGCAATATAGAAACAAATGTTGTGTTTACTGGTGCTGATGACGGCAAGTGTTTTGGTCAAGTAGCTGGTAGAGATAATTTAACGCTTGGTAGCTTACAGAGATTGACACCCGTTTACAGTTCACAAGGTTATAATAAAATATTAGTATCAAGTGCATCAAGTTTGAGTGCTTCTGAACTGTCGGCAATAGATACATTTATGAGTGTAACAACAAATTATTAAAAATAAAGCTAATTACTTATAAGGAATAACTATTAATGATAATTAAAAAAGCAGATATTGATAATGTAGGACAGTTCATAATAAATGAGTTGGCTAAAGAATTGATTAAGCAAGACCATTCTGCAACTGGTAAGTTAATAGATAGTTTAGATTACAGAACAACATCATCATCAGTAGGAGATACTTTACTTATTGAAATGTTAGATTATGGTAAGTTTGTTAATACTGGTAGAAGAAAAGGAGCAAGGAAAGTGCCAATACAAGCATTAGTTGATTGGATTAAGCAGAAAGGAATAGCAACAAACAATAAAAAAGCATTAGGAATAGCATTTGCAATACAAAAGACTATTGAAAAAGAGGGTAGTCCAACGGTAAGAAGTAGAAGAAGTGGTAAAAAAACAGAGTTTGTAGATGATACTTTAGATAGGATTGGTGCTGAAATTAACAGAAGATTAGAAGAAGCAGCGTTCAAGACTATTGATATTGAGATAAGCAACTTAGTAAAAAGAATATAATGGCTATAACTATATACACAGAACCAAATCAAATAAGCACACCGTACAGACCTAATTACTTTGATGTATCGAGTGATTTAGGAACTATTATTAGAATGATAGCAGATGTTTATGTTGACGGTACACTTGTAACAACAATAGACAAAGACCCTAAACTGGGGTTTAGTAATCAATTTAGATTTGAAGTGGG